TAAATCTTTCCTGAATCCGTACGGACTCCTCCGAATATTTCGGAACCTGATGAATCACGGATGAATCTAACACGATCTCCTACATTTAGTCCGGTTGTCGTGCTGGTAGTAGTCAACCAGTTTACTCCAACAGCAAATTCCATGCTAGATGCCGTGGTAGTTGTCGAGGTAGCTAATGTGGCCACGGTATAGGTCGTAGTACCTGTTGAGGCTGCGGTAAACCAATTAGCAGTTGAACTCTGCGCTGCCCCTTCTATCCAAGTCACGCCGTTTGTAGAGTAGGCTGTTCTGTTACTGTTGTAGGCAAATGCCAAGAACGCTGTGCCTGTCCAAATGACTTTGATCCAACGTGCAGCAGCACCTGGCAACGTAGCAGCGGTCCAAGTGGTGCCATTGGTACTATAGGCTGCTTTAGTAGTGCCTGTACCGGTATTGCCTGCTACAGCGACAAATCTGCTGTTACCGTAGGCCACAGAACTCCATAGATCCGAGCTGGGCATAGAGTTAGCAGTGGTCCAGGTTGATGCCCCATTGGTTGAATGCGAAACTGCTTGGCTAACTGATGAGCCACCACTTACAATAATATAATATGTAGTAGCACCGATCGCACCTACTGCGATTCCTGTAGCATCTGACGAGCCGCCTGCTACTGCGCCACCAGCCCAGGTAGTACCGTTGGTACTGGTGGCAATGTTGGCGCTGTCTGCTCTTAGGGCCACATATCTTGTGCCGTCCCAGATTACCTGTTTCCAGAATGAATTAGCAGGTAATGCATTGGCTGTGGTGCTCCAAGTAGTGCCGTTAGCAGAAGTAGCGATATCATTGTTACCACCGTTACCGCCAATCAGTGCCACGTATTGATTGGTACCGTTATAGGCCAAACAGGTATATTCCCAGTTACCACCGGATTGAGCGATAGTTCCACCAGTCCAGGTCGCACCGTTGGTGCTGGTTGCGTATGCTCCGAGACTCGTAGCAGTAGTATAACCTATGGCTACGAATTTGCTTCCGTCCCAAAGAACATCTTGCCATGTGCTGGCACTAGGAAGTGTTCTAGCAGTAGTTGATGCTGGAATAGAGTCAGCATTAGTGCTGGTTATGTCTATAGGCAAGAAACTACCGTCACGTAGAGTCCAAGTAACCCCGTCAGGAGAACTGGCAGCAGCGTCACCTAGGCTAGTGACATAGAATACGCCTTGGCCGTAGGATATAGAACTCCACTCGCTGATCGATGGTAGATTGCTCTTATACCAAGTAGCACCGTCAAACGAATATGCTGCCATGGCAGAACTGTCTGCGATCGCAACAAATCGTCCGTTACCGTAGGCTATATCTACCCAGTTAGATTCCGAGGAGTCGTCATTGGATGGAAGTGTGGTCACAGTCCAAGAGATTCCATTAGTGCTGTAGGCCACAGAATTTGAAAAATTACCTTCTACTAGGACGAATCTGCCACCGCCATAGGCTATAACTTTAGAGCCAGTGGCCACTGTAGCCGAGGTCCAAGTCGCACCGCCGTTGGTAGATGTTGATCTAAAAGTGATGCTAGAATCGCTTTCTGCTATGGCCACAAACGTTCCGTTACCTCCCACCACATCACTCCAGTCTTCGACCACTCCTAGCGACGCTGAAGTCCAATTAATGCCATCGAACGAATAAGCAGCAGTCGATGTTCCTTTGGCCACTGCTACAAATCTGCTGACATTTTGATAGGCATCGTATGTGATGGCTATCCATTGATTATCCGGTTCTCCGCCGCCACCGCCTATGGCCGTAGGCATGGTCATCGACGACCAAGTAACGCCATCTAGAGAATATGCTCCAGCGGTACTGCCATTGACTACTGCAACATATTTAGGTGTAACAGCAGTTCCCGACACAGTGACCGAAGTTATCGCACCGCTGGGATTAGTGGCTGTTGCCACGGTCAATGTAAGATTATTGGCCGGAGTCGTTCCTCCTAGACTCGCTCCTAGTATAGTTAAAGTATCGCCTATCGCATACAAAGCACCACCTTGGTTTACCTCTACGCTGTAAACTCCGTAGCGTCGAGTTATATTGAAATTAGCTAAAGAACCTGCTCCGCCTGTGGCTGCCACAGCAGAATAAACTCCGTATCCGTCACCGAATACCACATCGCTCCAATTGCTGTTGGCATTCATGTCAGCAGTTGTTTTAGTAAACGGCGGAGCGGACATCTCAATTCTAGGGGTTATCTCGTAGGAAGTGGTGACATCTAACGCTGGAGCGATAGGTGTTCCAGGAACCACATGATCCCATCCTGCCGTACCGTTGCTGTCTTTAAACACAGTCGCTACTTTAGAACCAGCATTATAAGTGCCGATGTATCCATATTGACCTGCGCCTGTTCCTGTAACTAAGTATATGCTCATGCCTACATAGGCAGTGCTGGTTCTATTATCAGCGGCCGCCAATGTTATCTGCGTGGTATTTCCGCTCTGTGCCTGGTTTGCGGCTGTGATATAACCTTCGCCGCCTATCCCCGAAGAATCGCCCGGATCTGTCAATCGTATATTGAATACTCCACCGTCACGAAACTCATTGACTATCGTCTGCACTCCTGAACCAGTACCAGATGTGCTGATCGTAGCAGATGTATAGTCGTTGCCTGCATTTCTAAATTCGTAGATTAAAATATTGTTGCCGTTGGTTATTACATTTCTGACATCGGCTTCGTCTGCTCGGTTATTAACTTCTCCGGTTACAGCAACTTCGGTGATATCTATACCTTCTGACACTGATCCAAAATCGCCGTAAGAATTGTTGCCGTTGGTAGCACGGATCTTACCGCCGTTTTCTGCCAGATAACCGATGTAGTTATAGTATGTGAACACAGAAACTAATTCTGCGCGACCTAGATTGGAGATCCATGCACCGATTCCATCGCTGAGTACCTGTGTAAAGTCGTTGCTCACGATAGAATCGACACCTCCTGCATGTAGACTTCCGTCAATTTTCTGTCCTACGCAGGCTGTACCGAATGTAGTGACGTTCTGGACATAGGTTGATTTGTTCGTGACCCATACATTTTCATCGTTTGGTCCCCAACCTGGATTCAGCGACACATATGCTCCGGCTAACGGACGCTGTGTACCATATTCGTTAGCAACGGTTAGTCCATCAGCATCACCGGCGCCTGCGGTATTACCGTCTGAAGTTCCGTCTAAGCCCAACAATGTTTGATTACGAATACCACAGCCTCGACTTACATAATACATGTCTTCTAGTTTAGAACCAGTAAATGCGTTTCTATAGAATCTTGCTGCCATCACAGACTTATAATTGCCTGTGAATTTCATATCGTGAGCGATGGCTTCTACGTAATTTCTCACGTCATTCTGACAACTTGCTGAATTATAGTACCACTTGACTAACATTGAACCAGCAGCCGTGGATAAATCAACGGCCGATCCACCCGGTGTTAATGATACTTTGAATGTAGTAGCAGTTAATCCGCTTGCAAGAACGTAGTATGTGATATTAGTGCTGATACCTCCAAATACAGTTCCAGAAAATCTCACAGTGTCGCCTGCTACCATCCATGTCTGTGATGAGCAGGTAAATTCGTCTGTGGCGCCACCTGTAGATGCAGATACTGTGGCACGAAATGTTTGATCAACATAGGCCGTGGCCTCTGCTACCATGAATTCTTTGTTAAGCAATAAGATCTGTGAACCGTTATAGCGATCAATATCTGTGGTAGGATCAATAGTACCAACTATGATAGGTCTTGTACCTGTGTTAGCATAATTGATAATATCATCCCATAGCAACTGTGACATTACAGAAGAACCAAAAGATACAATAACTGCACCTTTCTTGCTGATAAAGTCTAGTATAGTTTGTGTAGCAGCCAATTGGTTAGCCACAACTAATTGTGCAGAAGCAGTGCCTCTACGATAACTCATACCTGCTTTGATAGAAGCAAAGTTACTGTTAAACATTAAGTCATAACGTAAAGCATCCACAATTAATCCAACATCTCTAGAACAGGTCGCATCATCAAACACCAGAGTAGGAAATTCTCTCTTGATATAGTTAACAGAGTGAGTTTGAATTTCTGATCTAGCAGAGTTAAGTGCTGTGCCTGCTGTTTGGAGTTCTGTAGAAACCCATGATGTAGCAGGTTGTACAGTGGCTGGATAACCTATTGCTGTTTCAACACCATCTACTGTGATAAGATCGATGATGTTTTGGATCCGCTCTTCCCCGAAGTTTTTGCTGGCTGTGGTACCTGCGGTACCGCTGACGTCTTGTGTTAGGGCGTTGCCTGCAGAAACTGTGACCGCGTCTTCCGTAATCACTTGACCCACTACAATTTTTAATCTTTCGTAGGCTGCCAGTGTTTCGTCTTTTTCGCCCTCTCCGAATGTGGCTTCACCAAAACTATAATATGCTTTGGCAGCGATCATAGTCTGTGTGTTGCCACCGTAGGTTAAATCGTAACGTACTGCATCTAGGATGTATTCTACGTCACGAGCGCAGGCTGCTGCATCGTAGGTAAATGATGCACTAAATGGTGCGATTGAACCTGCCACCTGGACGGCAATCCAAGCAGTGATTTCTGCTTTGATGAATGCAGTGTTAGCCAGTATCTGTGCTCTAGCATTGTCATATCCAGTAGTAGCACCTGTGACGTTTCCAGTACTTGCAAAAGCAGTATCGGTTAAAGAAGAACCCCAGTTAGTAGGATTGGTCAACACAAATGCATCCACTGCACCTAGACCGTTGGTAAGGATATCGTCAATCTCAGCAACACCTGCCTGCAATCTTGTAACAGCAGTAGTAGATCCTACGTTACCTTCGTTTTGGCTAGTGGTATCTTGCGTTTCAGTGTTTCCAGAAGTAGGAGTAACTGCACTATTAGTAACAATATTGTCGGTAATAGATTTTAGATGTGTTAGTGTTGCGATAGTTTTGGCTTTGTCGTTGTTGCCTACGAGTTTGCCTGCTGGGCTTACCCGTGCAGAACGTAGTTCGTCTCCCACGATAGCAGTATTGCTGGGAACGCGAATTGGTAAGACTTCTTCGAATAATCCTGTTTTGACATTTATAGTATAGTTTGGTATATCTTCAGAAGGTACACTAGATGTGTTTCCCGCTGTTACAGCATCGGTTATGATTTCTGCTAGTCCTTGGCAGATTGCCAGTGTACCGCTTTCTGCTGTATAGGTAGCATCTATTAACTGCAGAGTTCTATCTCCCGCAGAAATGCCATTCAAGCCTTGATAATTGTCTGCCGGTGCTGTGTTTGACAGCACATTACCGATCAATATCACGCCGTAATTTATAGCGGCAACCAACTGCTCATCCTCGTCGACGATCGCAGGTATCAATGCTGTGCCTGCTGTATTAAAATATGATCTAGTTGCTTCTATGGTTTTTATATTACCTGTATGTGTCAGATCGTAGATTATAGCATCTAGAATCAATCCCATATCTCTTTCGCACAGTGCTTCATTATCATTGGTGAACCCAGAAAATATACCGATGTTATTTGTGATCTGATAATCTACCCATTCGATGATTTCTCTCTGCATAAATGTTCGATTCATTCTCAACAGATAAGCAGCATCGGGATATTCTGTTCCTAGATCGATCTGTTCGCAGGCGTAACGAACGCTGGCCCAGGGCTGATCTACAGTCATGCCATAGATCGGAGCAGGACTGTTCGTACCGTTAGGTCCTACATAAAATACGTTTTCGACTTTGCCGAAATATTCCCAGGTGGGCAAACCAGAACTAACAGTCAGCACTTGGCCTTCTTCACCTATAGGTAATCTAGCAGGGCCTGCGCCGGAGTAGTAGACTAAATCGCCTATGGTTGTCAATACGGATTCTTCGTTGCCTGCGGTCAACAGATTCCAGTAAGCCCCTATGCCATCGTTATCTGGTCTATCTGAGCCGTTGGTTGCGGTATGTCCTTGTACACAGATGTACGAATTAGGTCCATATTTGACAGCATCACCTAGTTTATAAACTGTTGACAAAGTCCAATTGCCTTGCCAATCAATACCTTCATTTAATTTACTCCAGTATGTGACATTAGGGGGTGTTTGATTTTGATTATCTGCGATAGCCACATAAGTGAAGCCACCATGCCTTACTATTTCGCCTATCTTGTATTGTTGTCCGCCTCCAGTCCAATCTCCTTGCAGTCTGAATCCTTCTGCAAACAAATCCCAAGTTGCAGTCTGTGTTGGTGGTATTTGCCCGCCAACTGCTGTGTGATTAGTTTTAGCGATATATGAATTTCCGCCATATCGAACGACATCGCCTGGTTGATATATCGTACCGGCCAGCCAATCACCTTCGAATTCAAATCCTTCGACTATCTGATTCCAGTTCGCTACATCTGTCGCAAACGCGGCTGCGGCCGTATGCTGTGCGACGCAGATCCATGTGCCGGCTCCATACTTGACAATATCGTTTACTTTGTATCTCGTGGCAGTGACCCAGGTTCCTTTATAGTCGATACCTTGATTAAAATAATCCCATTTGGCTTGATCTGCTTCGAGTCCAGATGCTGCTGTGGCTGCTGATGTATGGGCTAGATTACATACGTAGGTAGTACCTCCGTATTTGACTAGATCTCCGACTTTATACCTAGTCGATGTGGTCCAAGCGCCTTTCCAATCGATGCCTTTGCTGAATAGATCCCATTTGGCTTGATCTGCTTCGAGTCCAGATGCTGCTGTGGCTGCTGATGTATGCGCTTGATTACAGAGATAAACTAACCCGCCATACTTCACTATGTCATTGACTTTATAAGTGGTGGTGGTAGTCCAGGCGCCTTTCCAATCAAAACTTTCTGCGAATAGATCCCAATCACTTTGATTGGCTTCTAGTGTAGGACCGGATGTGTGTCCGTCGTTGCAGATATAAACGTATCCACCATATTTGACGATATCGTTTTCTTTGTACAGAGTAGTAGCAGTCCAGTCGCCTTTCCAATCTTGTCCATCGCTGAACTGATTCCATTTAGTAGGAACATTGTCGAGATCGGTGTAAAAATCTGCGGCTGCGGTATGTCCTACCACGCAGAGATATGTGCGTCCACCGTAGGCAACGATGTCGTCTTTGTAGTATGTGGTACCGGTTACCCAGTCATCTTTCCATACAAATCTAATTCTACCTAGTTTAAATTCAGCCATTTATAGCTCCATAATTCGCATTAATTAATATTTATTCAATCTTGAGATTCGGTTCATGCTGAGCAACTTAAGAAATAAACCTGTGACAAGAATGTTCCATCTACACCGCCCCTAAAATTCACTTTATTTTCAAATATCAACTCGTCTCCTGTGGTAGTTCCTAGACTGTCGGGGCCTATCTGGACTATACCTGCCGTTAGTTGTCCTGTTATGGCGTCCGCACCGCCTCCAGAAACCCTAGAATTTAAATATGCCTTGATCGCTCGCTGGGTGGCGATGATGTTATTCGAATCGGCAGTGAACGTAGGATCCGTAGAAAATTCCCTGATCACAACTCCAGAACCTCCGACCGTAACACCACCTAACCGCAGTTCTTCTAGACCCTCCAATTCAAAGAACTGTGCATTTAGTGTAACAGTACCAGTGGCCTGCTCGACTGCAAACAACTCTCCCACTCGGAAGTTACCGTCTTGGTCAGTGCTGGTGTAAAACACACGGCCTCCACCTCGTTCTACTACTTCATTTTCAGGTGCTACTACAGTACCATTGGGATTCAGTGTATCTGGATAATTGGTTTCGATGAAATTACCCAGACCTATGTCTAATAGATCGTGTCCAGTTAATCGTACCTGTGAATACAACTGCCTAATCTCTACGGCGGTTCCATGTTCGGGCGATTCGTCTCTGCCCAGATCTTTAGCGATAGTTAATCTAGCTGTGTAATTTCCTAACGACCCACTTAAAACGGTGGCAGTCAGTAGTTTGTAGATATAATCGTCGATGCCGGAAATCGTCACGTTGTCGCCTGGACCCGGAAGTCTAGTCAGTGCATTGACTACCAGTTCAGTTCCTATCTGATACTGATCTCGATAACCATCTCCCGTGATCGAAACCCTAGTGCTGGTTGTTTCGAAACCAGCGCCCCCGTCGATGATAGTTGGTCCTGCGATTACTCCGCTGCCGATCCTCACAACCGTGGCCACTTCTGAACTGTTATTCGGATCGTTGACAGTCACGACTGGTGCGCTGGTATAGCCGCTGCCTGGTTCCCAAACATTGATCGCTGAGATCCTTCCAGAAACTACAACTATCCTGGCTTCCGTGGTTCTTCCGGTGCTAACGAGCATGCCGACTGTGGAATTCGCGACTAATCCTGCTATGGCGATAAATCTTCCGGGACTTGCCAATGTCGAATATGTGACATCGCAGTATTCTGCAGAAGTTCCCATAGACTGGTAGGTCCATCTTTTTCCGTCTATGGATATGGCCATATTTGCGCTGCCGTTGGCCACTGCGACAAATATTCCGCCTGCATATTTGATGGCTCGCCAGTCTGCTGAGGCTATGGTGCTTTCTGTCCAAGTGACGCCATCAAAACTGATCGATACTTCTGTGGCTCCTGCGTAACCGCCTGATAGAGCCACGAATCTATTATTGCCGTAGGCCAATGAATACGAACCTTGGGGAATGGTACCTGCAGTCCAAGTTATGCCATTATCACTATAGGCTACTGCTACTCCGGTAGATGAATCGCTGAGCGCGGTAGTAACGAATTTACCCTTGCCATATTCGATAGAGTTCCAATCTGCACCTTCTGGTAGTGTTGCTGCGATCCAAGAACTACCGTCAGTTGAATAGGCCGCTTTGGTTCCTCCGGCGGCCACGGCCACCCATTTGCCTTCACCGTAGGTAACATCTCTCCATTCGGCCGTGCTAGGCATGGTCATCGATGACCATGAAGTTCCGGTAGTGCTCACAGCGGCCTGGCCGCCAGAAGCAAAAGCCATGAATCTTCCACCAACATACTTGATCTTGGTCCATAATGCGGTTGAAGGCAATGTTCCGTTGTTCCAGTTCGTTCCGTTGTTTCCAGAATACACAGCGATGTTAGAATCCAACGACACTGCTACGATATTAATAGGTCCTGCAGCGATGCTGGTCCACTGCCGGTTTGCTGGTAATGTCATAGATGCTGCACTAAATCCCGGACTGCTAAAATTGATCCTTGGTTCGATAAAATAATTCGAAGTGTTGTCTAACACAGATGCTATTGCAGTCCCTTCTACGAAATGGTGCCAACCTATGATGTGTAATGTCATTGTTCCACTACCATTGATTAGGTTGAAAGTAGTGCCTCCTGGAGTATCGCTCACAGTGAATTGCGTAGAACTCGGTAGAGTTTTGATATAGTACACCGTGAAATCTTGTATGTTGCCAAATTTAGTACCTACGAATATCACAGGATCGTTCAGAGATAGGTGTGCAGTGGAACTGGTAGTTAATAGATTTCCAGTAGAACTACTGGTAGTGACTGTGACTTGCGGCTGATATTCTAGACCTATATAAGCATATTTTCCCACGAAATCGTATTCTGCGATATAACCATATTGACCGGTTCCTGTTCCTCTACCTATGACCAATCTCATTTGCCTATAATTAGATGCTAGATTTTCGTCCGATCCGGCCAATTGTATCCTAGTCTGGTCTCCGCCTTGGGAAGCGTTGGTCGCAAAAACGTAGCCCGAACCGCCAGCGGCCGAAGAATCTCCCGGATCGGCGATCCTTACTTCGTAGACTCCTCCATTGCGCAGTTCGTCAAAGACTACCTCATGACCGCTGCCCGACCCAGTTATGGTTCCAGATACCGTTGTGTATTCGACTCCAGCATTGGAATAGAAAAATTTCAGCAACTTATTGTCGGCAGTACATAAGACCTGATAGACCGCAGCATCATAGTATCGATTGTTCACAGAAGCAGTTATAGGTATTTCCGTGGTGTTGAATCCATCTGACACAGCACCAAACTGTCCATAAGAGCAGTTACCGTTGGTTCCTCGGATTTTTCCTCCATTGGTACATAGATAGCCTATGTGATTATAATAAGTAAACACAGATACCACTTCTGATCTTCCGGTGCCGTTGGCCCAGACACCGATGCCGTCTGAAAGTATCTGAGTAAAATCATTGGCTACTATGGTTTGGTTGCCACCTGAGTGCAGGTCTCCATCGATTTTTAAACCCACGCATCCGTCACCAAACGTGGTCACATTCTGCACATATGGAGATTTAGTTCCCACCCAGGCTGAACTATCTCCAGGACCCCATCCGGGATCTAAACTCGCATATGCACCTGCGCTGGGTCGTTGTGTGACTTCCAGGGATGACAGACCGATAAGAGATCCTGACAGACCAGTAAATGTCATGTTTCTTAGACCAGTACCATCTCTCAAGAGGAACATATTCTGTGTCTTATTGACATCGTAATCACTGGCTGCCAAGAAAAAATTGGCTGCTTCTATGGTCTTCCAGTTTCCTACATATCCCGTGTCGTAGTATAGACTGTCGATGATCCTGTCTAGATCGCTGCTCCATCTTTGAGGCAGGTCTGTTACTGTGGAGTCGGTGTAGACATTTTCCACATATAGTGTAGTTTCATTTTTAATAAACTCTTTATTGGCCAGTATCTGAGCCCTGGCTGCTAATCTATTCGCATCTCCGGTCAGTGATGCGGATCCCGAAAAAGAAACAGGATTCTGGCTTTGTAATCTGCTGACAAATTGGTTGATCAAAGAATCGGTGATCAGCACTTCGTTGTTGGTTGCGGCAGGACCAGAAATGTCTTGTGGAATGTCGCCGTAAATGGTCGTTCCGGCGGATACATTTTCATCTCCCACGGGTATCGCTTCTATCACATAACCTATGATGCTTTGAATATAGTCAACTGCCTCTAGAATATAAGTGATATAGGTATTGGACAATACATTATTGGCTGGTCGAACTTCGGTGCTGCGCAGTTCATCTCCTACTATGGCCACAAATGCTGGGACACGAATAGGCAATATTTCTTCGTATACTCCGGTTCTCACGAAAATAGTGGCATATCCTGTGATATTTTCAGTGGCATAACGTATAGTGCGCCACGGATTCTGTGGGCTGGTTCCGGCTGTGGCAACATCTTCTCCGAACTCTGCTACATAATAAACTTTGTCGCTTGTCTGTAATAGGTTCCAAGACACTTCTCCCGAATCAGCGACAGTCAATGTTTTTCCTTGTGTACCTACAGATAAGGCTTTAAATCCTATGGTGCTACCATCGCCGGTATCACCAAACGTGCGAATATCTCCAACTTCTTTTAATCTATTGATTCTGTTACCATCTGTGATTTTAGCCCAGTATCTTCCTTGTAAAGTACTACCATCTTCTGGATCATCATCGGGACGATTGCCGTTGTTTGACAGATGTTTGTCTAGGCAACGATACGAACTGGATACCCAAACGACAGTATCTCCTGCAATATAAATCTGTCCGGAATTCCACACTCCTCTCCAGCGTATACCTGGTATGACCAGATCCCAATACGTAGAATTAGTGGTGCTACCGTCATTTAGAAAATCCGGATCTTGATTTCTATTATCTAATAAACAGGCATAGAGATTACCGCCGCGTCGAACTACGTCTCCTAATCGATAGTCGATCAATGCGCTCCATGCGCCCAGCATCCTGCTGCCTTGGAATAAGAGTTGCCAATTCGTTTGATCTAGAGAGGGAATAGTTCCTGATATCGTTGCTGATGCGAAATAAAGATTTCCACCATAATTGACCACGTCTCCTTGTTGGTACACAGTAGAAATTTGCCAGTCAGCATCGAATTCTTGTCCCGGAAGATAAATTTCAAAGTATGAAAGATCGATCGTTATCCCCGATTGATGGAACGTAGTAGATTTATATAGGTAAGAGCCAAATTTTACAGTATCGTTAACTAGATATAAGGTTCCGGCAGTCCAATCTCCTCGATGGCGTATGCCTTCGTAGATCAAAGACCATTTGGCTTGATCGTTTTCTAGACCATCGCCTAGGGCGCTTGCAGAAGAATGGCCTACATCGCAACGATAAACCAACCCTCCGTAACGAACTAGATCGTTGGTTTTATATCTGGTTTCGACAGACCAGTCTCCTTTCCAATCGTCTGCTATGGAAAATATCGTCCAAAATCCGGCTACGGCTTCAAGGCCAGATAAGGCATCGCCCGATAGATGTGAAGTGTTGCATCGAAATACTCTTCCGCCATATCTCACTATGTCGTTGATTTTGTAGTAGGTTGCGGGCGACCAGTCGATTTTCCAATCTTGAGAACTGATTTGTATGGTCCAATTAGCGATCTGGCTAGGAAAATCTTGTTCATTCGATACCGATTCGTGTCCAAGCACACATACATAGACGACGCCACCGAGTTTAACGATGTCTCCGATGTTGTAATAGGTATTAGGTTGCCAATTTCCTAACCAACTGACGCCGTCTGCCATTAACTCCCACTTAGGCACCAACAATGGCGGCACATCATTATTGAAAAAATTTAGATCGCTGTAGAAATTTTGATTAGCTATATGGGTTTCTACGCTGACATAGACTTTTCCGCCATAACTAACGACATCGTCAGGGTTGTATCGACCAAATGCCGACCATTCTCCTCGCCATGTATATCTAAATCTTCCTAACTTAAATTCTGCCATTTAATTAATCCTCTGAATCAAGATTGTTGTAGGTATGCCCATTATTAATTCTAACGACTAGGTCACCATCACTGTCTATGAAATAAAATATAGCTCGGTCGTCCCAGCGATATTGCTGTATTCTTAGATTTTCAAATACTGGATTATGATTGACATCTATGCCTTCAAAAAAATCAACACCAACTTCAAAATCTGTATAATTACCAGATTCTTCTCCCGGATCATTTAACTGTATGGTCTCCGAATCTTTCATCTGATCGCTACGGACGAGAAATATGCTACCGTATTCGTTTTTGCGTAGACCGTAGAAAAATCTAGGTGTATCGCCTAGCCTCGTTTGAGGATCTGTACCTAGGTAATAATTATTATTGGCCATTTTTTTTCCTTATGACAGTTCTACGTAACTGATCACAGCACTCACACTATCTTCGAGATCGCTGACTATTTTTATACCGTTGTTTTGAGGCAATATTAGTTTTTCGCCGTTGGTAATGATTTTTACTGCGGCATTGGGAGAGATCGTTAGACCTTTGATATACACCGTATCTACGCTGTCCGCTCCTGTGACATAAACATCAACACTCACTGTGTCATATTCTGTGGTGTTGGCAATGTTACAACCTATTACTGTAGCAGTAAATCCTCCTGGTACGGTTAACACATCTACAGGTCCAGTTCCTATGCTGCTTCTTGAGGCTTGTTTAAATGTAGTAGGCATCTCTAAATCATCCCAATGTTAGTGCGAATTTCGCTGCGATTTCGTTGGCTGTGGCTTCTGACACAGCACCTATGGTACCCGCTGGGCTTACCCAAGCAATACCATCCCATATTTCTAGTGCTTTCGAATCGGTATTATATCTGGTCATACCTTCGACAGCGTAGGCAGTAGGGCGCTGGCCGGTCGTACCCACTGGAGGTATAAATGCGTTAGTTCCGGAAATCTTAAAAAAGCCGGTTCCAGTTTGATCTATCTGTGTTATGCTATCGCTGACATAATTCTGTATGGTATTGCCTCGGATCCTAAAGTTTCCGATGACCACATATCCAGTACCGTTAGCATCCAAGATGATATCTTGATTAGTAGTAGAAGTTATGACATTATCATACAGTATCAAATTACCTATGTCGAATTGTGCTAGACTTAATGTGCTGCCAAATACTCCTTGAGCGTATATGTTTCTCCAACGATAGGTAGCAGATCCTAGATCATAAGCATTATCAATTTCTGGAACTAGATCGCTGCTGATGCTGGCATTGATAGTGACAGTATCTGTGATGCTGTCACCAATGATGAGATTTCCGCCGATAGCAATGTTGCCTGTGGCTGTTATGTTTCCGTTTACGTTAAGATTACCCGTGATATCTGTTCTTGATAAGATATCGACTTTGCCTGTGCCGTTGGCACGCAGTTCTAGATTAGCGTTTGATGCTGTGGTAGAAATAGTGTTGCCGTGAAATTCTAGATCATTGACCACTAATCTGCTATGGTACGCTGTGGCTTCGCCACCTGATGCTGTAAAATTGATTATTGGAAGATCGCTGGAAATCGTGTTTCCTGTGATCGTGATATTACCGATATCTAATTGATTAGTTACTTCGAGATCTGTGGTACGTGCAGTACCAACTATGTCTAATTCGTATTGTGGTGCAGCCGTATTGATACCGATGCGAGAATTATTAACATCGAGATATAAGAGGTCAGTCTCAAATGCTAGATCTACGCCATCTCTGACGAGGTTAGCCTTTAAGAGCGGACCGGAAATGCGACCAATAGCCATCAGCTCTCCTCAATACACCGTGTTTCACGGATAACCACCTTACATTGCGGGTTTACCACAGTTGAATTCCCGCTTCAGTTGGTCACTGACAGCGATTAGTAGTATTTATACAGATTGGAGATTTAACCAAAGATGAGAGTATAACGGCGGCTGAGTTCTTCCATGAATGCGGGCGTGACTACCGCTCCACCGCCAGTGGATATTTGCCAAACTGTTCCATCAAAACATTCTAGATAACCTTCTTGGTTGTTCCATCGAGTTTCTCCGATTTCTACGCCGACACGTTGGCTGTTATCGCCAGCGGGTATTCGCACAGCATTGGTATCTGTGATCCTAAGATAGCCGTTGCCTGTATGGCTTATGACGAGATTCTGAGACAGAGAGGTATTATTGATTATATTATCTTCTATGTCTAGATTTTCTAAATGATATATTCCCGTGTCTGGAGATATCAAAAGATCTTCATTGCTCTGTATGGTAGTGATAGTGTTTCCTGAAGCGGCAGTCTGCCCGCTGATTTCTAAGGTAGTAGTGGCTAGTTGATCTGTTATTATGCCGGCGATCCATATCTGTGACCAGCGTTTTAAGGGAGAACCCAGATCGTAGGTATCAGTGGAGTTTGATACTAATCCCTGTTGGAAATCCGGATTCACCGTAACTGTGTCTAATGGACTATCGCCGATAAAAAATTGTCCGTTTAATTGTATGTCGCCTGTGGCAGCGATATCGCCATTTACCTCTAGGTTACCTAGGATATCTGTAGAATTCTGTATGTCTATCTTTCCTGTGCCTGCGGCATCTAGTTCTAGATTTTGGTTAGTCGTAGTTACCTGCAGATAATTGGTCTCTAACTCGAAATCTGTGGTCAATACTCTAGCATACTGCACATATGCATCGGCCCCTGTAGGAACTATGTTGATAGGACCAACCACTGAAGAAAAAATACCGTTGGTACCTATGACTACATTGTCTATGATGGCGTCTGTGCCTGTGACTAAAACATCGTTGCTGACTCTGCTGTATCCTGTTATTTCTAGATCAGTAGTAGGGGGATTGGATTTAATACCAACCCGCATGTTGTTCACATCGATATATAGGAGATCGGTATCTGTAGCGCCTGCTCTAAATGTTAGATCGACACCATTCCTTTCTAGATTAGCGGTCAGTAATTTACCACTGATCCTACCAAGCTGTGCTAGATAAGGATTTTCGCTCATACTTTTCCTTAATTGGCAAAGCCAAAATATATGGTAATCAGTTTATCTAGAGGCACCGGGCTGGTAAACACTATGTGAGTATTTCCTGATCCTAGATAATTGTCTACGAGATTGAAGTTAGTATCTGAAATTTGGAACACGTTTTCTACCAGCACGAGAATATTGTTTTCAGAACTAGGAATCTGGCTTAGCGGTCCGAATGTAGTATCTACGTCGTTTCCTGGACCTAAGGTTTGCTTGGTGATGCTGGTGGCGCCGGGGGCCCTCACCACTTCCCAGACATTGTCGATATAGGCTTCTAGGCTGTTAGTAGTAGTATTGTATCTGATGTATCCATTAGCACCAGCAGGAGTCCTTATGCCCGATCCTGTGATTTCCGGTCGTTGTGCTGTTGTGCCTTTTGGTAACCGAAGACCGCCTGTGAGATCTATGATAGCGCGACCACCGTCCTGCGTATGGCCGAGCGGCCTGGTATCAAAAGCGATAAAACTGTTATCGCTAGGACTATATTTGCTAAGTGTTTTTTGTTTGAGAAATCTCATACTGCTAATGAACTCACCGTTATGCTTAGTAAATTGCCTGTCGATGCTGTGGCTCGGATCTGATCGCTCGAATCAAGAATAATCTTTTCGTCAGAGAAAAATACAGTTTCGCCAGCAGGTACTGTGAGATTTTTTACGATAGTATTAGTGTCACTGCTGACCTGTCCAAATCTAACGAGGTTAACTGTTAGTGTGCAGTTGTTGACGGTTTCATCAGTGGCACTAGGAGTACCTGTATTGCAGACTATTATATTTGTCACTGCTGTAGTTTGTCCTGTTCCTCCGCTGTCGCCGGTAGTGGTCGCGCGAAATACTTCTGTGTCGCCAGTGGTAGTTAATTTTGTGCTCGTTATCATATCTGTCTCTTAGAATATCATACTGTATAGCAGAGCTCTGTTTTTGCCTACTAACTCATCATTTTTCGTAGGATTATTAAAAAATATCCCAGTGGTGCCTCCGCCAACAGTTCCGGCATATACAATGGTAGTGTTAGGTATGGCGCCAGGTGTTAATCCGTGATTGTCTAATTGCAGTGCATAGGTAATTTCAACTCTTCCAGTATCGCTGGTTTCTAATTTTAAATTAGCGCCACTGTTGACCGTTTGTATGACGGCAGCATCCGGTGTCAATCCCGTTAGAGGATTGGTAGGATCTTCTGTGAAAAATTGCAGTCCTGCAAATTTAATCTGATTTTTGAAATATTCTGCAACTATGAGATCATCGACTACTACAGATACCTGGCTTTGACTAGGTTGTACACCGTATGGTCCGATAGGAAACAGCCCTGGGTCCAAAGGTTGTCCTGTATCAAAAGCAGAAACACGAGTATCACCTCTTAATACCTGGAAGGTAGGATTGGTCTGGATCGCATCGTCTACATATTTTTTATTAGGGACATCATCGTCGTCGACGACATTTAATTCGTAATTCAACGCACCTTTGACTGAAACTACTCCCGCTCCTGTACCTATGAGAGTAAGATCTCCGGCTCTTCCAGTTGTCGGATTTACTGTATCTGAATTTGTTAACAGTTGCGTTAATCTAACCTTGCTGGAACCGTAACCGTTACCAACTTTAAAATTCCAAGTATCGTCGGATTCTTGCCACAGTAGATAGGCATTATCTAATGTACCTCGATCTACTTCAAGACCACTGGCGCCTTCTGTGACTCCTGCTCCGGTTTCTCCAAAATTAAGTGTGATGATATTATCTTGTACCTGTAGATTTTCTGCAGATACTGTCAGAGTATCACCTTCGACCACTAGGTCACCAGTGATACGCACTTCTCCGATACCTGGACCAGTGTCAAACTTTATCTTACCGCCTTCTGCGGTTTTGATGTTATAGTCGCCGTTGACTTGGATGAACTGACCCATGACGTTTACCTATTAGATTGCTGTCAGCACAATGTAATCTGCTGAAGAGTCATTTTGTAGATACCATTTGTATCTGTTACCGCTAAAATCTGTAGCCGTTCTTTTGAAAATTTTGCGCAGTGCTCTTCCTGATCCAGATACTCCCGGATCTCCGCCTACATAACCAACTATTCTCATTTCCCCATCGGCTGCTGGAGTACCGCTGACTAATACGCAATTTGCTTTAGTACTGTCGGATTTGTCTTCTACTCTGTAACTTCTTGCACCTCTTTGTTTGATAACGAACACGTCATCTCTAAGACTGCCACCAAAATAAGCATCAGATCTAATACCAACTGCTGTGGTTGTATAATCACCAAATACTAATACTCCGTTCACATCTCTTTTAACTGGACGTCCCATTTGTTTTCTCCTTAAGTTGACGTTCTAGGTCTACGCGGCGGGTACCGCATAAATCATACTAGATACTTTATTTATCCTTGGCTCAGCATAGCCATCAGTTCCAACTTTCCTACTATAGACAAGACTCTGTTTATTCCATCTATTTCTGTTTGAGCGTTTTCTAGATAAATCTTACGGCGTGTCTGCCTATAATATACTAAAGCTATGCTGTGATTTTTAATATGCTCTTCTGTGATTTTTTCTATCTGTGCCACATCGTGTCGAAACATAGGAAATCTTTTAGATAATTTGTTGATATATTGTCTAAGTTCTGTAAAATCTTTTTCAGTATGGATTTCCATACTGATATTTACATCAAACAAAAAGCCCCTTGCGGGGCTTTTTGAAACATAAAAAATATGTTTGTACCTTTGATTAGGTAAATGAAGCGTTACTGATAGTAACTGTACCTAGGTAGTCAGCTGCATTGCCTAGAGATGATGCTGTGTTTGTTAACTCAACATATCCGTAACGTGTCATAAAGCTAACTACTGGTTCGAAGGTTGATGGATCAAGCACAACACCACTGCTCATCAATGGAATATATGGGCAATAGAATGCTGCTGCATCAGATTCGCTAGAACCTTTGTAACCAACTAGAACTGTGTCGTTCTCTGCATATGTGTTAACATAGATCTTCATAGCAGAATTCAATGTACCAACAAACTTGGTGTTTGTAGGTGCTTCGAATGTGCCTTCTGTGGTACGAGCAAATGCGCTTGTAGTAGCAGATTGAAGAATTGTCAATGCCAGCGGGCTAACAACTGCCCAGTTACCAGCACCACGACGTGTACGCTGAGCGATCACGTTGCTAACACGATTGATACCAACAGCAAGGGCAGCATGCTCATCACCAACGAATGTAGCAGTACCAGAAACTTGCAATTGGTTATAAGCCACTTGGTTCTGAGATCCTGCTAGAGTCGCTAAACTGCGTAGGACTTCTTGATCAACTTCAGCAGTGATTTCTTGTGCTAGAGCAGCCATAATTTCTGCTTCGATGTCGATGCCTTGTTGGGCTTGTGCATCTTGGGCAGCTTCAAACGTCCAACGAGCAGACAATTTACGTGTCTTGGCTTCGACTGTCTGTTTCAAGATCTGGATGCTTAGTCTGTTACCAGCGACGCCTTCTTTTGCTGCTGTGGCATCGGCTGTACCAGGCGAAACACCGGAATAGCCCTCAGCGATCTTGAATGGGCTTAGTGCTTCTTCACCGGCCGTGGTAGAACCACCTGTGCTGCCGCTGAATGTATCAGAATAGCGAACACGTAGAGTATGGATCTGACCAACTGGACCAGTCATTGGCTGAACGCCAACTAGTTCATTAGCGATGACCGTGGGCATCACACGTCTGATCACTGGAAGGATCACACGATTTAGGGTTGCAACGTTGCCAGCGGATGTAGCACCAGCGGTAGCACTTTCTGCGAGATACTTGCGGGTATTCTCTAGAGTAGCTGCCATCACTGTACGCTTGTTACCTTGTAGACCTTCTAACAGGGCCTCTTTGGTTTCCGACCAGCGTGACTCGAGTAGTTGTGACATTATAGTTCTCCTTAAACTTTTAGTCCCGCAAGCCTGCGGATGTCAAATATCTCAGCAGTTTTTTCTTCGCTGCTGAATTGTTGTGCCTGTTGTTTATCGCCTGTGATTTCTTTGCCTTCTGTCAGTGCTTTTTTCGCTGGTACACCTCCATCCATGACGGCTGGTAAGTACTTGTCAAAAGCGCCTCGTAGTTTTTCTGTCTGAACCGATTCAAGCAATTCTTTCATGACCGATCGTTTGTCGCCTGTTAAGGGGCCTAGCAATTCGTTCATTACTTCTTTGCGAGAAGCCATGTCTTTCATAACACGGATTTCTTGTTCTCGATTTTCGACTAATTTTTGTGTTTCTGCAACAATCTTTGCTGCTTCTTCTAATTCTGCTTCTTTGGTTTTTACGACCTGTAAAAGTTTAGCAGTTTCAGATTTTTCATTTAAGTGACTTGCAGCATATTCGCTGGCAAAACTTTCAAAAATCCTGCGACCAAAGTCATTTCTTCGAGCTGCTTCTATGTCTTCGCGTAACTGTACCATCTCAGAACGCAGTCCTTTTGCGACTGTTTCTTGGACGATCTTAGCAGAACGCTGGACGAACTCTTTCTTGATCTGTTCAAACTTAGCCTTTGATTCACGCACTAATCGTACCTTAGTTTCGGCTAAGTCTTTCTTATCGGTATGGAATTCTGCGATTTCTTTCGCTAGGGCATCCACGATGAAAGATTCTAGTTTAGCAACATTTCCTGCGACTGCTTTGCGATCTTCGTGTAGTTCTGCAAGTTCCTTCTTAAGATTTTGAAGAACGAATGATTCCATTGCTTTAGAATCGTTTTTCATTTTCTTAGCATATTTGGCTCGAGCCTCGATCAATCCTTGGCGATCTTCTGCAAGTTCAGATAACTCTGCTTGTAGACGATCACTCAGCATCGATTCGACAGCTTCCACCATTGCAGTCTTGTCGTGTTCGTATTTTTGTGCGAACTCTTCACGTAGTTCAGCAGTGACTTGGTCACGGTTTTCTTGAATTCTACTTTGCCAAGCAGATTCAATCTCCGATTTCATTTCCTCGGAAATCACATTGTTTTCAAACAACTGTTTTACGAAATCTAGCATGTGATTCTCCTTTTATTTGAGTCCTGAAATAATCCGTTTCAGGCTCTCTGCTATGTATTTCTGTGCCTTAGGGTCGCCTTGAACTTCATTTGCTGTTAAAAATGCCTGGTAGCCTCCTTTGGTGTTCATGAGGCCTTCATATACTGGTGTTGGATAGGCGCCCGGGGCGGAAGGTTGTGCTACTACATCGACGGTAATGATTTCAAAATCTTTAACATTACCACTTCCGTCGACTTCTCCGGAACCTCTGCTCGATACGCCTAACTTGACTCCCGACTCTAACATGGTCTGAATCAATTGACCCATTGGGGTGGGGAGGATTTTAAGTTTTCCGTAGCCGTTAGGACCATCCATCCACATCTTGGTAATCATATGACTAACACGATCTAGATTGATTTTCAAATCCTGCGGGTGATCAACTTCACCTAGCACGGAGTATCCGCCAGAGATCTGTTCGTTGAGCGTTTTGACAGCCCTGCCAATCTCTTGAGAAGAATAAACACGTTGGTTTTGATTTCTGATATCCCCTTGGATACAGATACCGTTCAGGTGAAGCGTTTTACCGCCCCCCTGTTCTTCTTCGCTCTCCAATACAATCTTGGCCTGGTCGAAACTCAGATGTTCTGATAGGTAGTTTTTCACCTTGGCGTCCTATTACCTACGACCACGGAAAAGGCTTTGCTTGTTATCAGCTTGTTCAGCAGCACCTTTCTTTTCGGCGCCATGTCCAGGCTCTTTCTTGCTGAAAGCATTACCTGCTTTACCGCCCGGAACATTGATGTTGCCAGCATTGTCTTCTTTAGGATTCTGATCAGTTAGAGCGGAACCTTTGATTTTTCTACCGGCCCCAACTTCACCATCATTTGCTGTGTCTGCGCGGACGATGTTAGCAGACGTGCCGCCCATGTCGTTCTTACCTGCTACGATAGATTTGGTGTTAGCACCGTTGTCGCCCATTTTAGCGTTTCCGACTTTTTCTACGTATTCACGTACTGTGGCTAATTCTGGATCGATCGCATCTTTCATGTCGTCGCCCATGTCGTCGCCCATGTCGTCGCCCATGTCGTCGCTACCTTTAAGTTCATCAAATTTGGCCTGTAATTCATCGACTATTGATTCTAAATCTTGGAAAAGTTCGTCGTCAGATCTTTCTTCTCCTTCCTCGTCATCTCCCAGTTCACCGGCTAGATCGTCTGTAGGATCGCCTGGTTCTAGATCCATTTCGTCATCGCCTTCAACAGCGATATCTTCAAATTCTTCGTCAACTTTTTCGTCTTCTTCGTCTTCTTCGTCAGAAGATTCATCAACTTTTTCGTCTTCTTCGTCTTCTTCGTCTTCTTCGGCGATTTCGCTTTCGATTAATTCTTCATAGATCTCACGAGATTTCGCAACAACATACTCGTGGAATAATTCTTCTGCTTTGGCCTGGTCTTCGTTGACCAGACGCTCGAGCATCTGCTCGATCAGTGATTTGTCTGCCATGATAGATTCTCCTTCAAGATGGTTAGGCTGTGTTTTATTTACTGCGTAGATAAAAAAATAGGGTCAAACGATTGTTTTTTGGAGGTTTTCGGTAACATAAACGCAATCTATAAATCTGTTACCGAATTCATCGTAGGTCATATGTTTGAGATTTTGCAGTTGTACTCCCAGTTGATCTGGTATGAAATCTCCCGGATTGATCACTCTGTAAAATTTAATATTTTTATATTCGCGTATGGTTTTTTCCGTCTGACTCAACCAATTTCCATGAAACGTGGCTACGTCAGAACTTTTTTTATAGTTGTATGTATCAGCATAGACATTATTAAATCGACCGTTGGCTCCTGAATAATCAAATCCAAAAATGAAGATTTCTTTATATCCATGGCCGCAGGCTAACCATAAGGCAGTGGGGCCCGAACTCCAACCTTTATGCGGATTGAAAAAATTCAAATAGTGTTTAGTGCCGATACCTTTATTAGGATTAGTCCAGACGGTATGCGATTTATGGTAACCCGACGCTACTATTTCGTTGACCATTTTAACATCGACTGCTACCAGGTAATGAGGTTCGAATTCTCGATAGATGGCATTGCAGGCATATACAGTACCTTTATCCAGCAGGTTGTTGTGTTTTAGTGAAAGCCTGCTAGTTCCGTTTCCAAGTACAAATGCAGGTTTACTCGGCAGGTGCTGCTTCAACTGGTGTTCCGTACATCTGTTTAACAAACTCTAATTCGCTTTCTCTTTCATATTCGTGTGCCTCTGCTTGCATACGGAGTTTATTGATCTGTCGTAGAGTTAATCGGGTTCTTCTAGTATCACTGCGTTTTAATACTGATTTGTCCTCGCTGTTGTCGTAACGACGATCGACAGCAAAGTCGTTGGTATTGTTGTTAAAATAAAAGAATTCGCACAGAAGCATAGTGTATTTATTCTTATTAGGCAGGTGTAGGTGATTGTCCTGCAGGAGCGGCTGTTTCTCCCGCGGCACCTTGATCTGCTGCAGCGGCCATGTCTGCAGGTGCCTCGGCGTTTTGATCGGTCATATCTCCTTGTATATCACCCGGAGTGATACCTGCTCCTCTCATTTGTGCGCCTGCATCTAGAGCAGGTTTCAATTTGGCTCCATTTTCTTCTTTCCATAGACGCTCGTTTTCTGTAATTTCTTCTTGGGTGATACCTAAGAAACGCTTCATAGCGAAACGTTTGCTGATATACGGAACTTCCATGAGTTGCGTGAACGTAGCTACTCTAGCGGTATCTAATTCGCTTTGCCTGTAGGCTGCGAAATTCTGTGGAGGATTGAATTTCAACTCAAAGAGGCTGCTATCGATATTGACACCATTGTTTTTTAACCACATTTTAAATTCTAGATCAAACACTTCGACGAGCATACTCTGTAATCTTTCGCAGTATTTGTTGAATCTTAATTCTTGAATATAAGCAGTTCCTACTTTTCCGTCGGCCAGAGTATTGGCCTGTTCATCTATGGCAGTGGGTAGATAAGAACTGGGGATCCGTAATGCTCTAAATAATTTGTTGGTAAAGTATCTAAGATCTGTGATTTCTCCTAGATTAGTACCTCCTGGTAGTGTTTCAACTTTAGATCCGCGACCTTCTGCTGTCTGTGGAAAGAAGTAGTCTTCGTTCACGCTCAATGGATTATAACTGGCATCTATCATACTCTGACCACCCCCAGTAGACGACGGAATTCTTCGTTGTTGTATTTCGTTTTTCACACGTTCAACGAATGCCATGGCCATGTGCGCAGGCATGTTACCTACGTCTACATAGAATATCCTACGCTCCGGAGCACGCTGTATTCGATAGATGATGATGGCATCTTCTAACAGTTCTTTCTGCTTGTAGACTTTGAACACGGATTCTAGTAGGCTGTTACCAAAAGGATAGTTGTTGTCTAGACCTTCTGACATGGATATATGGACTATGTGTTTGGCATCCACAGTGATTTCGTTTGTAGCATTTTGAAATCTAGTGCCTGCGGGCCTAGCAGCATCGCCCACGAATCCTCGACCAAATCCTCCACCTGATGTATAGGAGCTCGTGCCGCTGGGCGCGGTATTCGTAGAGCCATGTGGTGTAGTGGCTATCATGTCTTTGAAATTAAAATTGATGTCTCTTACTGTATATTGTTCAGGTATCTTGCCTTCGCTTTCATTGACGATAATTTTACTGACTTTGGCAGCGTCTACATGCAACCATTTTAGTGTCTGGGGATCTC